AGTCGCCTGTTGCCATATTGTAAGCCGTGATGCCAACAGCAGGCGCTTGATAAAACGCCTCATCAAACGTCACGGCATACGATCCGGCACCACTGGTCAGCGAACCAGTCGATTCCGTGCGCTGCTGCAGCTCCAGCTCGGCGCCCAGCTCGTCAATGATGATGTTTTGCGCCTCGGCAAAGCTGGTGGCGATGGTCTTGAACTGAAACGCTCGGCCTCGCACAATACCGTTGACCATCTCATGCCAGTCACTCCAAACAGGGGAGCTGCCCGGATCGTCTGGCGTCGTACGCACGTACAGCGCAGCATTCACCTGGTCGATCACGTCGCCGTCAATGTCTGGCCATGTGTCAATCAGATCTTGCCGATCGTCCCAGAGATCGCCAGGCAGAAATGGGCGTGTCACGAAATATCGACGCATATTTACGTCATACACAGCCCCAAAGTCATAGGTACTGCCGAACTCATATTCACCGCTGCCAAGGCTGCCGCTTAGGCCGTCAATGGTGCCAAGCCCATCCCAGTTGCCATCAGTAGCAAGATCATCAATGAGGGTGCCCAAGCTCAAGATCAGCCCGTCCAGTTCCAAGCTGTAGATCATGTTTGTAACGTTGCCGCTGAATGGTGGGGTCTCCTGATCTTCGCGGTAGCTTTGCACCAGCAGACGCGGTTGTGGTGTCGGCAGATCAACGGCTGCCGTAGCGGCCTCAGTTGACCGCCGGCCGCCGTCATCCTCGAACTTGACTAGGTAGGTGCCCTCCAGAAGCGGCACCTGCTTCTGTGTCTGGCTGCCAGCAGCAGCGCTCACGATGTTTTGGCTGTCCTGCCACACTGCGCCAGTCAGCAACGTGGTATGCCGGATGATCACCTTGCCGCCGAGCAGCACGTCTAGCTCGGTTGAACGATCCCAACTCAGGATCGCCGTTGTTTCGCTGTTTGGGATGATGCTGATGCCTGTTGGTGTTGCCGGTGGTGCAGTTTTGCCAAAGGCTTGTTTGGTGAGCTGTGCAGGTTGCGTTGATGAACGCAGATTAGGAGATACGCTGTAAACCCTGATTTCATACTGTCCTTCAGTCGTGTCGATGATTTCATAATCGGGACGGCTAACTGTTTGGATGTTCCAGTTGTCGCTGTCTTTGCGCCATTCGACTCGATACGTTGAAACACCTAAGACTGGCTGCCAGCTAATGAGTAGCTTTGCTTTGGCAATCCCGCCGGCATCAAACAGCACCTCTTGGCCTGCAAGGTTAATCGGTGCATCAGGGATAATGTTCAGGTTGGTGATGTCACGCTGCTCTAACGCAGTGCCGCGCTCGATGTAGTCATACTTGCTGGCGTTGTAGGCAATGGCGCTAATTGCATATTGCGAGCCGTCTTGTTCCGTGACCGTTAGCACGCGCCACGTTGAGGTCTGGATGTTGCTTGTTTGGTAAATCCAAACGCTGTTTGCATTCGGTGCAACGTTGAACGCAGTAGAGACCGTGATCACATTGCCCGCAATAGACGTGATGCCGCGAGTCTCAACCGTGCCATCAGGCATGATCACGGACAGGTCAGCGCCGGCAGCGGTCAAGCCTGTGGCATCATCCACTGTGATTGCAGTGCTTGTGGCGCTTGTGATGCGGCCACCACGACGAGCGCCAGCGCGTACTGGATCGGCAACCTCAATGATCTGACCAGGGCGCACGACAACACCAGCATCAATCGAAGCGGTAAAGCTGATGATCTCGCTCTCGTAGCGCTCGGAATAGAGCAGCCACTCACCGATGCGATACGCCTGCCCGCGACTTGTGCAAGCGAAGGCGCTGATCTCAGTTTTGACGACACCATACTTCTGGATGCCCTCGGCATCTTCAACTACCTCGTATGCGATGTCGCGGGTATCGAGATCAAGGTAGCTAACAACGCAAACAGTAGGGCGTGTCTTGCGGCTTGCGCCTTGATAACTGAAGCCCTCTTCTGTGACATTTGCCAGCGTGAACAGATATGCCGTATCCGCTGGTTTGTCTTGGCTGATGGTTAGCGCACCAGTGCTCCAATACGGCATCACCCGCATTACTGAACACATATCGTTAATCAGCTTGTACGCACCCTCTGCTGTCTGAATGTTGACGTTGCAGGAGAATCGCGGTTCGGTGCCGCCGAAGCCATCAGGCACCAATTCAGAGCAATACTGACTGGCGCTGTAGAAAGCAAACTTGTCGAGCTGTGCGGCTTGGATGTGATCGCCAAAACCGTAGCGGCTGTTGATCAGCAGATCCCACAAGATCCAAGCAGGGTCAGAACACCATTGAGCAGCGCTGAATGTACCGTCCCAGATGCCGCTGTAAATCAGCCTGCCGTTGGTGCTATCAACCGTGGCATTGCTTGGGATCTGTACTTTGATGCCACGGATCAGGTAAGAGCGTTCTGGGATGGAACTGAATTGTTCTGCATCAACACGCAGCGCCACTAACGCACTGTTGGGATAGCGCAGTTTGGCGTAGATAATTTCGGTGTAGCTTGTCCAGTTGAAACGACTGATTGAGTCAAGAAGATACCCGCCAGAGCCTGCGACTCTATCTGCGTCGGTCGCGGTAAGGCGATCAACGCGAATATCAGCAGTTGTAAATCCTGCGCTCAGGTTAATTAGATAATCGCGCTGATAAGGGTCTGTCGTTCTCCCGCTAACTGTGTCCGTGACAACAGTTGCAAAGCCGCCACCGTCATATTGAACTTGGATAGACAATGAAACCGATTGCCCCTCAAGATCTCCATTTGATATGCTTGTTTGCAGCTGCGGCACTGTAATAGTGACACGCACTGCGTTAACATTGGGATCAGTGATCTGACGTGTTACAGGTGCAAGGTACTGAACCTCAACATTTACAGGTTTTTCGTCTTCAACTCCAGTTGTAATCGGGATGTAAGACTGCGCTTGCGTCCCAGTGCGTGTGTCTATGGTGACGTTTTGGAAGTTGTATGAGCCGTTTTGATTCTGCAGCGGTGTATTGTTCAGGAATATGCTTTTGAGGCCATCCTTCAGTCCCTCAATTTCGCCTTCGCTAACAAGGTCCAGAACAGTTGCATATTGCTTGGAATCAAGGCTATCGCGAGCGATTATTGGCGTACCGGCATCCAGCAGCCGCATGCCTGCACTGCCTTTGCCTCCGCCACCACCAGCGCCAACAATGCGAGTCATCACGCCATTACCTGCACAGTGTCGATGCCGACGCTGATCACAACACTGCCAACGATCGTTTCACCGTAAACAATCGGCACTGGCACGCCTTGCCGGCTTGTTTGTTGAATGCCGCTGAAGCTGTAGCTTTTGCGTGGGTCGTTATTGTCTTCCGGTGTTCCGGGTGCGTTGATTTTGGGTGCTGGTGTAAGGAGTTGGGAGACACCACCGAGAATAAGACTGGCACCAACGAGCCCGATTCCAATAGCAGTACTTGCGCCAAAGCCCAGGCCTAAACCTGGAATCAAGCCTGCACCTGCAGTAACAATCGCAAAAGCAATCAAAGCAACGCCAGCAATAATTCGCCCCACTGCGCCAGCGCCAGCAAGCACCGGAACAATCCTGATCTCCTGCTGTCCCGTAGGATCATGCAGCTCATCCAGCGTTAAGGCGTATTTGCCGACACTCACGCGGTAGTGCTGATCCGCCATGTGCTTCTCAAGCTGAGGGAAGTTCACCAGCAAAAACCGCACTGCCTCAGCAGCACTGGCAACGTCCGCCTCAAATACACGCTGCCCTACAAACTTGGCAAGGCGTCCATACAGCTTGATCTTCCGCAGCATGACGACCTTCTAACCTCCGCTCATTGTAAAGCTGGGATGACGCAGCCTACGTCCGGTGCATTTCTGCAGCCACCCGCCACCGCCGTAGAGATCTCTGCTGCTGAGCCGGCCGCGGATGTGATGCAGCACCATGCCATCACCGATATAAACGCCGCAATGGTTCAAACCAGCGCCACTGATGTTCATCAGCAGAAGGTCGCCCCTTTCCATCTGCTCATCTTCCTCCAGCTCACGGAAGCCTGTGCTGCGCCAGCAATCCTCAAACATTGGCGCCACTTCAAACTGCTCGGGCGTGAGCGGGCGCTCCCAGTCGCGCAGTTCGAGGCCCTGCTCGGCGTACCAATCACGCGCCAGGGTCCAACAGTCGCTGATACCCCATGTCCATTGCCGACCGATCAGCGGCGCCTTGTAGCCGCTCGGGCGGCACTCTGCCCATGCCTCGGTCTTGGGGTTGACGATGAACCACGGCAGACCGCTGGCCTCGCACGCCATCAAATCAGGCTGGCTTGGTGCTGGTGGCGTCACCGGATGCGAATGGATGACGGCAGCAATCTCGCCCCTGTCTTCTGCAGCCGCATAGTCTTCAGGATCGAGGATGAACTGGTCTGATCCGGTGCTGAGGTTGCGGCATGGCCAGTAACGCTTGCGCCCTTTGATGATCACCAGCAAACCACACGCTTCACGCGGATCTTCCACCTTTGCGTGATCAAGAGCAGCAGTCCGCCAAGTCATACGAAATAGGCTCCGATGCCAGGGAAGCTGCCAAAGGGCAGCTCAGCGGTGGCGCCAAAATGCGCTTTGCAATCGGTCAGTGTTTTGAGGCAGGTTGGCAAGGCTCCTGCGTAACCGCACTCAGTTGACTTGTAAACCCACTGGCAGATGTTGGCGATGCACTTGCGTTTTGGTGCGCTAACACCAGCAAGGTCAAATGCGGCAGCAAGCTCAAACTCCACCACGTCACGGTTTTCTACCGTTTTGCGGTCAATCGTGTAGATCTCACGCGGAAACTCAGCGGTAGGGTCGGGGCTGTAAGGACTCACGCCGCCAGGGAAATTAACCGCGTCGATGTAGCGCGCCAGTGTGCGGATGCGCGTTACCTTGGCGCCTTCTAGCCCGTCAGGCAAGGTCAGCAACAGAGCCGTGATTGTGCTCAAGATGTTGCTCACGCGAATCTTCGGACGTGGCAGTTGACCGTTGCCGCTGTACTCGAACCCATCGGCTTCAATTGGGAATGGGATGTACTCATTGCCGCCCCAGAAGACGCTGCCGTTATTGTTCAGGCTCGTGCCAGCGTGGAAACGGTAGAGGTCGTTGGTGCCATGCTGCGCCGTGTTGAGTTGCAATTCAAACAGCTCGATGATTGCGCCGGGCGCAACTTCCTGTAAAGCTGAGACTGGTACGGTCATGGCTCAAATACTTGTCGGAATGTTATCGTAATCTTGCTGCGCTGAAACTCATACATTTCGCGGTTCCAGCTCGGGCAAATCCACTTGTACGACGTGTCGGAATCTGGCGGCGTCCAGTCAAAGCTGGCGGCATCAGTAGCGCGGGCATCAAGGAACGCTTCGATGATGTCGGCGTCGGCGTCGGTTACATCAAACGTAAGATTCCACTCCTTTGGGTTTTGACCCAGACCGAAGGTGACGCGCTGTTGGTAGCCGTCGCCAAATTGCGTCGTGCGAATCTTTGGTTCGCTTCTTTTGTTGGCGGAATAAACCGGGGCGTAGTCAGGGAATGTAGCCATTATGCAAGCAGGCCTCCGGGACGCTTTTGTTTGATCAGCTCAGATTGGACAGCCGCTGAGATAGCGCGCCCCAGTTGGTTGCCTTGTTGGTCATTGCCTTGGACGTTTGTGCCTTTTGCGTCCACATTAACAACAACATTGATACTGTCGCCACCGCCAACACCACTTGCGTCCACTCCTAAGCGTCCACCAGGACCGCGCTTAAGAGGCATGATTGCTTCAGGGCCAGCCTCGCCCATTTCGCCCATCTGGGTAACACCACCATCAGCGAACTTAAAGAGAGTCGGCGAGGAAACGATAGAATTAGTGAACATGCCGCCATTTGCAAAAGCAGCGACTCCATCAGAGAAGTAAGCGCCGTTGGCGGCGGGGAACTTAAATCCACCCTTAGGGATGAAAGCTTCGCTTGGCATCTCAAAGTCCGTTGCCGCACTGAAGCCACTAGATCCAAATGCAAACGCTTTTGCAATGCCAATCGCGATGTAGGTTGCAATCATTTTTGCAGCTTCACCGAGCAGGATCTGACTGACATCCTTCAGGAATCCGGCAAATACTTCCTTAGCAGTTGCCGTGCCTTCAATCAAACCATTGATGCCATTTGTTAGTGAATTTCCAACGGCATCGCCGATACCTTGAGATACGCGAATGGCGACAGATTCAAGATCCTTCAGCTCTTGCTCTGCGTTTGAAATAAATCCTTGAATCTTTGCTCCAGGGATTTCTTCAACGGCTGAGCCGGGGCCGAGAGTAGCCTGTTCAGTAACCGCCCCACGAGCTTTATTGAGGTTCTCAATTGAATCAACGAGTTTGTTTATCTCGCTTGCCGCAACACCGCTTTTTCTTGCTTGATCCAAGAGGACTTGATTGAATGCAATATCGGAGTCAATTGCCCTGAGCCTTTCGCTGACAAGTCGCTCAAAACCTGCAATCCTTTCCGCCTCGGCTGGAATTGCACCCTCCTTCAGGAGTCTATAATAAGTTTTTGCGTATTGCTGTTCAAGTTGCTGCGTTTCCCTAAACTGAACGAATGGGTCAGCCGCTTGGCGCTTGCTTTCTTCGGCTGCAATGAATTTGCTTAGCTGAAGCTGGGCTAGCTGCTGTTTTGTGATTCCCTCTTCAAGATCAAGCTCTGATTGCAGAGTAATCAGCCTACTTGCGTACAAGGCTGCAGTCTGCTCTGCGGTTCCGTTTTTGCGAGCTTGAATCATCGCAAGCTCGGCTTCTGTATAAAATTCGGCAAGTCTCTGCTGCCGTATATTCTCCATAAGCGAAAGCCTTTTCTTCAGTCCGGCTTCTTCCCCTTCGTTGAAAGCGGCAAATCGCACAATCAGGTCATTTCTCTTCTGCGCTTCTTGATAGAGAGCAATTTCAGCCTGCAGCGAGTTTTGATAAAGCTGTTCCTGTCGCTGCGCAATTTCTTCGTTTATCTGCCTGAGACGAGCGGCAAGTTCAAGATTGGCGCCACGAACCTGAGCAAAGTTTTGCTCTGCGTTAAATATCTTCCCAATCCAGCCATTTTTAATCTCAAGTAGCTTGTTGTCGTATTCTTGGAGTGCAACAGCTCGGGCTGTGTTGACATAGCGAGCGCCGTCACGCTCAAGCGTCAATCCTGTCAAAGAAAGCTGCTTAGCCTGTAATGCAACTTGCGCTTGAAGCTCTTGCGTGACAGCCTGCGCTTGCTTTTGTTTGTCTAGTTCTTCTTGCGTGAGCGCAGCTTGAGGCTGTTGAACGCCGCCGGGCAGGAATTCACGCTGCAGACGCTGCAGTGCTGCGGGATCAACAGTGCCATTGTTTTGATTGCGAAGCTCAATACTTCTTTGGAGATAACTTTGCCGCTGCTCTGGCGTTAAAGCTTGCATGAAATCGCGTAGTTCGGCAGTCTGGCGATTTGCTTTGTTTGCATCTGCGACAATGCTTCCAACCCAATCAAGAAGGCCGGCCATTGGACCTGCAAGCGCTGCCTGAAGTTGAAGATTGAACTCAGCCCAAGCCTTGCTCAAGCGAGAGGAGGAATCCCCAAGGCGCTGCAAGTCTTGAACACCCTCAACGCCAATCTTTTTGATAATTTCCGCTTGAATTTCACCAGCCGCTTCAGTCAGTCGCCCCGCTTCAATCAGCTTAGAAATGTAGTATTCTTGCTGACGAGTAGCTATCAAGCCAGCCTGCCTGAGCTGTTCAAAGCTTTCAACGGGGAATCGAAGCGACTTACCTGTTTCTTGAGCGGCTTGATTGAGTGTGTCAAACGCAGTACCAAGCGCCGTACCAACCAGCGACAAACCAAAGCCAAGTCCGCCCCCAGCAAAGCCACCAGCAGCACCACCAAGTCCACCAAGCGCAGCTGCGCCAATCCCTTGCCCAAAGAGCAAGGGGAAGGCGCCGCCAATCAGGCCCTCGCTGACCGCACGACCACCTCTAGGACCAAAGCGACGAGTCAGGAAGTCAGCATCAGGCGAACGGCGCTCAAGCTGGCGATCAAGATTCGCAGCCGTCTCCCTGAGCTGCTTCTCCAGTCGATCAAAGCCCTCAACGGTTGGATCGAGAACAGCTCTGAACTCCTTCAAGACAGAGCTGAGAGCCTCCAGTTCCCTGATGGAGGCAGTAGCGGGCTTGGCTAGCTCCCTGAGCCCCAGCAGGGCTTCTGGACCCTGGGCTACAGCTTGCTCCAAGCGACGGCCAAAGTCCCCGCTACCGCCTGCACCGCCACCTCCAGCGCCACCGCGACCACCGCCGCCACCAACTCCACCTCGACCGCCAAAGCCGCCGATTCCCTTGAATATCTCAGAAACTCGATCGAACAAGCTGCTGATAGCTGCTTGGATTTTTCTTTCTCCCTGAGGCGCTGATTTCTTAACTGGCTCAGTGATTTGAGATGCAATCGCCTCAGAGGCCGCCCTCGCATCAGCCTCCGCCTGCTGCCTTGCTACTGCGAAGGCATCAAAAGTCGCCTGTCTGCGACGCGCTTCGTCAAGCTGCTCGGCTTTTTGCACAGAAGGCGCAAACGACTCTGCGACTTGTTGTTTGGCTTTTTGAGCTTCTGCCGCCGCTTCGTCTGCTTGTTTTGCAATTCTTTGAGCCTGCTCAAACGATGTATCCCAGAAGTCAACCATTGCCATGAGGCCAGTTGCCCCAGGGCCAGAGAACTCACGCTTAAGTCGTTCGTCAAGCTCTTTTGCGTCAACCGCAGCGTTTGACCAGTAATCGCCAACAAGGTCAGTGGCAGTTTTTTGTTGAACAGGAAGCGCTGCTTGCTCAGCTGCTGTTGAAGGGACACGAACAAGGTCCGCCGTTCCGCGAAGCAGATTAGAGATTTGCTCCAGCCCAGAAACCAACCCCGTGACTTCAGTTTCTAATCTTTTTGCCTCCTCGGAAGCCTGACCAGCAGCGTTACTAGCTCGCTCAATATCTGGAGCAAACTCCTTTGGTATATTATAGAATTCAACATAAGCTTTTCGTACTTTTTGAAACTCTGGATCGCCATACGTTTTTTTTACTGCAGCATCCTCAGCCGCCGAATAATCAATGCCTGGAACATTTCTGGGCTCAAGCCTTCGCCCCTTTTGCATTATTAAATCAAATGCCTGAAACTCGCCAAACCCTCTGGACTGCATTGGGTCCACAAAGGATGCAACCGACTGCGCTATTGCGCTAGTAATATTTTCATTTTTAGGAAGAGGGAAACTTGTTGTATTTACAATATCAAGATTGGAGGGAGCGGCAAAAGCCCTTTGGCTTGCCTGCTGAATCTCTGGAATTGCGGCCTGAAGAACACTAACGTAAGTATCAACAAGGTTCCTCGCGATTTCAATCATTACGCGAGATGGGCTCTTGATGCCAAGTTTTTTCAAAATGGCATCAATAGAGGCACCTGCAAGAGCAGCGGATGCCGCAACTGCTTCAGGAATACCTTTTCTTAAGTTCGCCGCAAACGTTTGGGCGACATTTCCTGCAGCATCTCCAGCCTCGGATTTTCCTGTATTAAACTCACGAACAATCTTGTCAATCGCTTCAGCAGGAGAAGTGTTGCCAAGAAATTGCTCACGCGCTTGGCGAGCTTGACGAAGGTTCTTCAGCGCTTCCTCAAGGCCAGCTCCGCCACCACCAGACTTCCCGGAAAGTATCTCTTTCTGCAGTTTGACATACTTCCTAGCAGAGTCGAGTTGCTCTCCTAGCAAGTCAAGCTCTCTTTGCGTAATTTGATAACCGTCTTCTTTCGTTTTGTTTAATGCGCCTTGAAGCTTGATAAGCTCTTCAGAGGTGTCAACATCCTTAGCGCGAAGATTGATGAGGGATTGCTCAAGAATTGCGCCGGATCTTTGCATCCCCCGAAGACGACCAGGCGTATCAAGGGCGAGGGTTTCTCCACCCCTGATAGTTCCGCCCTTGATTACAGATTTCTTCTGCTCGTTAGCAATTAGCTTTTCAAGTCTCAGGCGATCAGATGCCGCGCTATTCGCCTCAAGTAACGCCCCAAGTGTTTTTCTTGTATTTTGATAATCGTCAGAACCCGCAGAAGCAATTGCATCCTTAACAGCCGCAAGCTCTTTAGAGACATTAAGACCTTCTTTATCAGCAGCAAGAAGCTGTTTTTCAAGAATTTGCGCAGAACGAATTGCGCCTTCTACTTTCCTTCTTCCTTCAATTGGCGAAACTTGACCAGTTTTAATTACTTCTGGGCGAACCTTACCCTCTAGACTCTTTCTTTCTCGATCTACCTCAGAGGTAATTGTTCTCGCAAGAGTGAAGCGTTTTTCATCAATAGCAAGACGCGCTTCATCAAGACCGAGAAGTAGCTTTTTCTTGTCTACCTCCTTGATTAAACCTTTTTCGGCGGCTATCTCAATTCTTGTTTCAGCGCCAGATACCCTTTCTACGGCTGAGTCAAACTGCTCGGACACGCGCAGCGATTCTCTCTTGGACGCAAGAGCTTGCTTGAGGTTTCTGTCAAACTGCTGCTCAAGCTTTTTATTCTTGCTTAAGATCTTATCCGCACCTTCTTCAATTGCTTTCAAGCCATTCGTATAATCATCAAGTGCAGATCGAAGTTGCTGCGAATTTTCAAGCCCGATCAGCCTTTGCCCGGCGTTCGCGGCAAGCTCAGTTGCGTCTGCAATTTCTTTTTGAGCTTCAGCGATTAAACGAGATGTCTTGAATCTTTCTTTTAACTCAGCACCCCCGCCAAGAGGGGTTGCAAACGGACGCTCGCCAGCCACCTTGTCGCTGCCCGCTTCCTTGTTTCTATCCTTAATGACTCTAATCTGTCTTTTCAGTTCAACTGTTTGTTTCTTGGCCGCTTCAATTGAGCCAGCAGTGGTGTCGTCGAAAATCTTTTCAAGCCTGTTTCTCAGGTCAAGCGTTTCATTCTGATCTAGCTTTATTTTGCTAATTTCGTATTCAAGGTCAACAAGCTTCTCTAGTTGATCTTCTTGTTTTTTCTGAACACCCTGTTTATATCTTGCTTGCTTGTCAGCAGATTGAACACTGAACTGAGGAAGCAGCGACGCAATTGGCTTTGCAAGACTAGATGACTGACCTCGTAGCCCAGCAAATCTTTGTTCAAGCTGACGCAGCTCGCCATTTACATCATTGATAGCTGTCTCAAGCAAGCTCCATTCTTGGCTATCGAACGGGACAATGCTTTGCAGTGAGCGAAGTCGCTCGATATAAGAACCTAAGGCGGCCTCACTTTTTACAATTCCACCATAAGAAGCAATAACCTCACCAATCAGCGACCTCGCACCAACAATCTCTTGCTGACTCCCAATGCGCAGGCCGACTTGCCGCCTTGTTTCTGTGCCACTCGGCAAGGCAAGCCCTTCTGCAAGCGCCTTGAGCTGTTGTTGACGCCCTTCAAAAACTTTCTGATTAGCAATTTGCGAGGCAACAACAAAGCGATTAAATTGCCTTGAGGCAATTTCTGAGTTATTTGCAACAAGGGCAAGTGCGTCTGCCTGCCCTTGCAATTGAGCGATACTTCCCCTCGTTTGACTTGCTGCAACTTTTCCTGTGACGGGTGTTCTCGTCTGAGATCTACCAAGTCTTAGGTATTCATCAGAAAGATCAGTAAGTGCAACAGTTAATTTACGAACACGCTCTGCTTCTTCTAAGTATCTTTGAGCGCCGGGCAGTTTGCTTTCTTGTCTCTGCAGTCTTTCTGCCAGCTGTGTTCTTTTTTTCGTTGCCTCACCTAACCGACCTTCTAGCTGTATCTCATTGAGCAATGCGTCAATGTGCTCCTTGCTGCCAACCGTTAATTTGGATACTGCTCGTTTGGCAGATACATAGTCTTTTTCAAGATTTTTAACAGCTCTGTCATAGATATTAAAGTCTTTTTGTGCTTGCTTTATTCCTTGTCTTACGTCTGATAGCCCCTTTGTTGCTACAGAAAACGCAGTATCCGCCTTCCTTATATCTAGCTTAAGTGGTACGGCATTGATATTATTGACAATAGACTCAAGGCGACTAACGCTTTGAATAATTCTTTCAAGCTTGGAACCGCCCTTTACTTCAAGATTGATAGCAGCGGTTGCTTGAGCCACTTTGATCGACCTGGGATTCCAATCAGTCTAGCCAGACACGAAAAAGCCGCCCAGGGCGGGCGGCTAGCGGCGGCGAGAGTCTTGCTTGATTTTCTCCATCTGCTTTTCATGCAGCTCCGACTTTCGCTGAAAGTGCAAGTTCCACAAAATCATCTCTTCTTCTGTGACTCTTGACTTCAACTCATACAGAGTGCAATGAAGAGCTTCGGCGAGACTTAGTTGATACTGAAGCCTTGTGTCAGCATCAAACTCAATCTTCAGCGCTTTTCATGTCTACATCAACATCGTCTTCTCCGCCCCTTGGCTTAAGAACGCAGAGAATCAGCTTTTGCAGATCCTCATCCTCCACCTCTTTTCTAAGCACGGGAATATCACCCGCCTTGAAAAGACGCTCCCCATTCTCGTCAAGCGCTTTTTGAACAAGAAGCTGATAGGCGAAATCGTTTGCGCTATCAGTTTTCGCGTCTTTCTGAGCTTTTTCGCGCTCAGCAGCGACCATAGGCTTTACATAAAACACAAACTCAGTTTCATCTGAAAGTGTTACACACTGGCGAATGGGTTCAAAATTAGCCGCTTTGCGCAGGCGATCAATTGCTCTCATTGGAGAGGAAGGGGTGGGTGCGGTGGCCATAGAGAAACCGTGATCAACGTGAATTGTAGATCAAATAGGTCTTTAGCGCAATCAGCGAGAAATCTCCTCAAAATCCACTGAGGCCACAACCTGATCATCGGCACCATCCGAAGCAACGAGCAAGGTCAACTCATAAGGCGTCGAGGTAAATGAATTTCTTTCAAGCTGGAACCTAAAAAGATTGTCCTTGAAAATATCAACACTTGCCCCGGCCTGATTTGTTGAGCTAATGAACCCACTCGTGGCAGATGTGCCACCCGCGTAAGAGGATCCGCTGATGTTGTACTCAATAGCGCTATCAGCTCCAGCGCTTATCCACGTGCCGCCAGTAGTTACGCCAGCGACACGAATCTGCCAATTAAAGTTACCCGTTGAAACTGCCATCACGGATAAAGCGCTCAAAATCACCACGGCATCAAGACGCGCCGCTTTCAAACGCAATGAAACAACTGGATAAAATGTTCCAGCGGTCCCAAGCGTCCTAGGTAGCTGAACGGGAATGCTGGCAGCCAACTGCAATCCATTCAGCTCGTAACCACCCTCAGAAATAACGGTCGAACAGACTTGCTTCAAGGTGCTAGCACTATCTGTAGCGGCGGTATTTTCAATTTCATACCGAAGAGGAAGGGAAGCGGTTGTGATATAAGTTGACGTAACAAAATTTGCATGATGGAAAGAGTGACAAAGAATAAAGGTCCCGTTAATTACAAAACCAAGGCGAACGGTTCCAAGGCCAAGCCACTCGATGTCCGCCCACACAATCTGGGCCTTCGTAATGTCAAGGGTTAAACCTGACTCGCCGGTTCCATCAAGTTTGTCACCATTCCAATCCGCTTGCGCAATTCTTGCCTCAACTAAAGACCCTGTTACGGAACTA